AGGTAAGGCGGTGTCAAGAGAGATCATCAATAGACTAGAAAACAAACTAGATAAATTGTTAAGAGCAACTAATGAAACAAAAGAAACAGTTGTTGCCAAGAACGAAACAGAATTAGAGATCGCTAAGAAACAAATGGATGATGAGTATGATCTACGAAAAGATAATCTTGGCAAAGAATACAAAGAGGATTTTAAGAAACTAGAAAAACTTATCATACCTCTATTAATCAAATTAGCAAAATCACCTGAGGCATACATTCATTGGCCAAACAGAGCAGAAGTAATCGAAGCACAACTGAAAAAGATTGTACAGATTACTCGTGGTAAATAATCAACAAAGGATATAAAATGAAGTTAAGCAAGAATTTTAGTTTAAAAGAAATGACTGCTAGTCAAACTGCTGAGCGTAAAGGAATTAATAATAATCCTAATGACGATCAGATCACAGGACTACAAAAGTTATGTGAGAATATATTACAACCAGTTAGAGATCACTATGCTACACCAGTGACAATCTCTAGTGGGTTTAGAAGTGAGGAGTTATGTGTTGCAATTGGATCATCAACAAATTCACAGCACGCCAAGGGCCAGGCGGCGGACTTCGAAATATTTGGGACGCCTAATGCTGAGTTGGCAAAATGGATTATAGAGAATTTAGATTTTGATCAGTTAATATTGGAATACCACAAACCAGAAGAACCTAATAGTGGGTGGATTCATTGCTCATACAAGAGTCCTACTGATAATAGAAAACAAACATTGAGAGCATTTCGAAACGATCAAGGTAAAACTCAATACGTTGAATACAATCCTAACTGAACGCTTGGCATAGTCAGTAAAGACGAACATAATGATATGTTAATGCTTTACAGAAGCACATAAATGTGATATAATTATATTATGAATAAATTACACGAATATATGAAGGCTAATCATAGCATGAAAAGTTTTACTCATGTGCCACAAGAAAAAAAAATAATAAATTTAAAAACTGAAACTATTAACGGCAAAAGATTTTATGTTTTGCCTAGTGGCGAAAAGTATCCATCAATCACAACTGTGCTATCTGCTAGAGGCAATGCAGGTATACTAAAATGGCGTGAGTCAGTAGGTGAACAAGTTGCGAATACTATAATGAGAAATGCTGCAAATAGAGGTACTGCCGTACACACTTTAACAGAAAACTATCTTAACAATGAAGAACTATCTCAACAAGGTGTTTTACCTACTGCGCTATTTACGATCTTAAAAACTGAACTGGATAAGATAAATAATATAGTAATGCAAGAAGGTGCTTTGTACAGCGACAAATGGGGTGTTGCAGGTCGAGTAGATTGCATTGCAGAATATAATGGTAAATTATCTGTAATAGATTTTAAAACATCTACTAAAGAAAAAAAAGAGGAATGGGTAGAGAACTATTTTATTCAGACTTCTGCTTATTGTGAAATGTATGAAGAACTATATGGTAAAGCAATTGATCAGATTGTAATACTAATTGTGACCGAAGAAGGTGCAACACAAACTTTTGTTAAAAATAAGAAAGATTATTTACCCCTATTAAAACCAGCTATAGAGGAGTTTCACAAGAAATTTAAAGACAATGGGAAAACTAATTAAAACTATATGTGGACTATTTTTTATATTATGTTTATCCAATAAATCGTATGCAGGACCACAAGGATTATCGAATTATCCTTGGCAACTACAAGAAATGCCAATATGGTGTGGACCACTAGAAATGGTTAACGCATTAAAACAAGAAGGTTATGTAGAGTTTGAAATTGCATTTGGTAGAATTGCAGCATTACCAGACGGTGATATTGCTTATGCAGTAATGACTTATGCTTCGAAAGATATTGAAGGACATATAATTAGAACAATGGAGACACCTGCTCAACAAGAGAAATGTGTATTAGAAGTATTGTTCGATTATAAAGTTTTAGAAACACCAACGAATTAATTGTTGATAAGAAGACAATAACTTTTAGGGACCTGGGTGCAATACCCAGCCACTCCACCATTCAAACAATGAAATTTGAGGGGTGGAAATAGGATCGACCATCAGGTAAAACTTCTAGGAGATTGATCGCTAACACCGTACTGTTATTTAAATGCTGACTCACAAGGTTTCGCATTAGCGGCTTAGGTCGTTAGGGGTTTGCCTGTACCTCGCAACAGAAACAGGCGTTATAAATTATGAATAATTATATACAAATATATAAAAATGCAATAGATGATGAGTATTGTGATGAACTTATTAATAAGTTTGAAATTGAATCTAACAAAGAGACCTACGATCAAGGTCCAATGTCATTTACACAAGTCAATCTCAATCAAAACAAATGGCAAGGCGACATAGAAAGATTAACATCGGTATTCTCAAACTCACTTGAACAATATAAAAGAGATTGTGTCATAACAGATAATATGTGGCCAAAAAGATATGCCTTTGAAGAAATTAGATTAAAGAAATATCTACCTAATGACAAAGATCGTTTTGATCCTCATGTAGATTCTCTCAACATTGAATCGGCAAAAAGATTTCTAGTATTTTTTATATATCTACAAGATAATGATAGAGGAGAAACTAACTTTCCTCAACTAGGATTAGCATCCCCTTGTAAAAAAGGTTCTTTGTTAATGTTCCCACCGTTATGGCCTTGGTTACATCAAGGTATGAAACCAATAAATCAACCGAAGTATATAGTAGGCAGTTATTTACACTATACGCTTGACAATTAGCATTGAATGTAGTATAATTAAACATATGTCAGACGCAATATTAACACCTAATAAGTTTGCTTTAATTATAGAAAACATAGTTAAAGATAAAAAAACAAGTTATATAGACGCAATATTAGAGTATTGTAAAGACAATGAGATTGATCCTGCTAATACTAGATCAATGATTAATAAAACACTAAAAGAAAAGATTGCTTACGAAGCACAAAACTTAAATATGTTAAAGGAGAAGGTGGCAAAACTACCATTTTAAATTATGAATAATATAACACAAGTACCCCATGTCAATTTTAGAGTAAGAGAATTAGGCGATTGGTTTGATAAAAATACAGATGATTACTTTAAAGGTAAAAAAGTCGTAGTGTTTTCTCTACCAGGTGCGTTTACACCTACTTGCTCAAATCAACAATTACCAGGTTATGAAAAACAAGCAAGTGTTTTTAAAGCACATGGCATAGATGAAATTTATTGTATATCAGTAAACGATTCTTTTGTTATGAATGCTTGGGCACTAGATCAAAAATTAGAAAATGTAAAAGTAATACCTGATGGCAACGGTCAATTCACACAAGAAATGGGAATGCTTTGTCAGAAAAGAGATAAGTGTTTCGGTGAAAGATCATGGAGATATGCAATGATTGTAAATGATGGTACGATAGAGAAGATGTTTGTTGAACCAGGTAAAGTAGATGACACACCTGAAGATCCTTATGGCGAGTCTTCACCAGAAAACGTGTTAAAATATCTACAAGGTCTTAAAGGGTAAGAGTGAATGGTTTTGAAGTATATAAAATCTATCTGGCAATCAAGTTACATTTTACAAGTAAGAACCAGAGTTATGACTACCATAAACACCATGGCCGAACAACGGCAAGGATGGATACATTCACTAAAAGAAGGGATCGGTATTTTTTTCACAAACTTAGTAGAACTTATAGCGATAGTGATGTCACTAATTATTTTATCAGTAATTTTGTTTCTAACACTAATCTTTGGATTGGGGATATCATTGGTAGATCAGGTGATGATAACTATAAAACGTGGTCAAAAAAAGTAGAGGCGCTACACTATTACTATGAACAAGATATAGATTATATATTAAGTATGATAACAAAGAAATTAAGTTTTGATGATTTGTTTACTTCTAAAAATAAACAACACCCACCTATACTTAAATACTTCTTATCTAAAAAGATAAACTTTGAAACGCTTATTATATTAGATGACATATTAAGATTTTCAAAAAGACTAAACAAGGACATAAGTGAAAAAGTATTGTGGCCAAAGTTGTATGATAGAATGATAAGATATAAACCTTTCATGTCATATAATATAACAAAATATAAAATGACATTAAAAAATAAAATAAAGGATATGTAATGGCAAAGATGAGAACATATAAATTTTGGAATGAAGCAGGTGACGAAAAAGAAAAAGAAGAAATGAGTTTGAAGAAGGCAGTAAGGTCTGTTCAAGGTGATTACAAAGATAAATTTATTAGTGTTGAATACACTACTAAAAAAGGTAAACAGATTAGTCAATCTGTAAAAATACCTATGGGTAGAAAGATAAGACAGGCAATAATAACAGAAGCGAAACGATTGGCAGCGAAAGCCAAAAGATTATAAGGAGAAATATGACAGACGATAGATCAGAAGACGCAAGTTATGAAAATGAAGCTTCAGCACCTAGTCCTATGGTGCAGATATCTTTAAATG